GGCGATGGCAAAAGTCATGTTTTACTCGTCACTGATTCGAGAAGCAGTTGCGGAACCACCGGCAGAGCCCAGCGTGGCCGTGGTTTGGTAGGTCTTGATCTTGGGCGTTCCACTGGCGTTGCGCACGCGCACAAATAGGCTACGGTCGGCGCTGTAAATGGCAGTGAAGCTCATGGTCGATCCAGTGGCCACGCCGTCGATGTAGCTCACAAACACATCGACACCAGATGCCGCGTTGTTCGCGCTGAAGTTGGTCGATGCAATGGTGAAGGTCGATCCAGACCAGGCCGTATAGGCATGGGCACTGTATGAGCCGGAGGTGCGCTTGATGCGGATCGTGCCGCTTGCAGGTGTATCGCTGGGGATTGCCGACGAGACTACTACAGAGGTCACCGCCGAGCCAGTCAGGGCCGATGCAAGTGCCAGCTGAGACGTGTTGATTGCTGTGCTACCCGTGTCCGGCGCCACCAATACTGCGTCGCCTGCGACCAGGTTGCTCACGGTGAAGGTCACGTAGTTTGGCGCCTGGTACTGCGTGTTCGATAGGTCAAAAACCTTGTCGTTGCTGGTCAGGCTGGCGCGCTGGATGCCAACGCCGTAGCCGCCAATGATCGATGATCCCGTGGACTGCCCGATGAATGGAAAGCTCAATGAGCGATCGGTGACCGTGACGTTTACCATCGCGGTCGCGCCAGACGTTATGCCGGTCAGCACCTGGTTGTCGACAGGGGCAACGCCAGTCAAGAGCTGCATCCACAGCTTTGTGGCTGTGGTCGGGCTGTTGATAGCCAGCATCTGGCCTGAGCCAGTCGCCCAGGTGATCTTCTCGAACGCGGAGAACGTTCCGGTCGGCGTGTCCACCACCACCTCGTGGGTGATGCCACGGAAGAGCTCGCCGCTCAAGCCGTAGAGCGTCGAGCTTGAGCCCTGGCGGCTCAGGTACTTCATGCGCTCATAGAACTGGTTAATCGAGTAAACGCCCTTCGTCCAGTTGGAGTAGTAATACTCGCCCGCGCCGTCGTAGTTGGTGTCGATCCCCTGGTATCCCGCCGTGTTGGAGATGGTCGCCCATCCCGCCACAGTTGCAGATGCCGTGGTGTTGTTCAAGTCGTCGGCATAGGTCAATGCAGCCACGTTATTTCCGCGTGACGTACCGTTGATTTTGAATTCGCTGAACGTCTTGCCCCACACGCGCGTTTGCGCAATCAGGCGACGACCATCAATGTCGGCAGCACCAGTGCGAACCTTGACCATGAACTGATGACTGATGCCGTTGGATGAATCGGCGTTCAGGCCAATGGCTGATGCGCCAAATGGCTGGTTGTTCCAGAAGGCGTTGGTCAGGATCGCGCCGTTCTGCACAATCTGCAAGTTCATGCCAGATGCGGCGTAGACCAGAATGCCGTCCCATATCTCATCGCCCCCGGCCTGGATGATCGAGCCGCCATACAAGTGCTCGCTGGAGGTCTGGTCGATGTTGTAGCCGTTGAGCAGCGTGATGATGTTGTCTGTGCTTCGGTCTGATGGCGTGTCTTTGGTGATGTCTAAAACGTCGTCACCCGAATAGGATGAATCATCTGCCAGGTCGGAGAGCCAGCGGTGAAAGGAAATTACCGGGTAATACCCGGCCCCACTGGACCCGTGTGCCGCCCCAACATATCGGATGTTTTTAGATGCATCGATGGAGTAATCTGATGAAATTGGCATTTTTTTCCCTTAACTCATGCACATCGTCTGAGTAATAAATTGATTTGCAAATGACGCTGAATGCAGCGTCATTCACGAATCAATCGCAATCAGGCTTGCAAACTCAAGGCATAGGCCACAGCGGCTTTGTTGGTATCAACCTGGCCTGCTTGTTCAGCGGTCTTGGCGTCGGCAGCGGACAGGGTGACTACATCGTCAGGCTGGCCGTATTGACAGGCCACCAGCACGCGGGCTTTGACAGGTTTGGCTTTGGCGGTATCGGCAGGTGCAGGTGCAGCTTCAGCGGGCTTAGCAAGGCCTTGGGCAATCAAGGTTTCAGCCAGATCGTCACCGGCTTCAAAGCTGGCACCCGCAGCTATCTCTGCGGAGTCTGGGGCAATGGTGGCGGCCGCTATTGCGGCAAGGGCAACAAGTATTTTCATGGTGGGACTTTCAGGAAAATGGGAAACGGCCTGGCGCGCCAAAGCGCGCCAGGTGGTGCAGGTGACCTATGCGGCTACGGGGTTTTAAGTCGCGCTGTTTTGGTAGTAGCGCACTGCCGCTGTGTCCAGCAAGTTGCCACCGCTGCGCTGCCAGCCGCAGAAGCCGACCTGGTTGTTCAGGGCAAATGCGCTGTCGTCAAAGCGGCGGATAACGGTGGTGTTGGCAATGTCGCGGATGGTGTACTTGCTGAAGTCACCAAACAGAATGGACTTGGCATTGGCTGCCATGGTGGCAATGTCGTCATTGATGACGACGGGGTAGCCGCACAAGGTGTCGGGCTTGCCGTTGACAATGCTCTCTGCATCACCGGGCGTCCAGATGGGGCGGCCGGTGGTGTCTTTGAGCTTGCTGACGATGGCCACAGACAGGTCGTTCATCATGTATGCAGCGCGGGCACGGTAGGCGCGATTAACGCTGTGCTTGAGGTCGATCAGGTCGTCATAGGTGACGGTGACGGTCTGGCCGGTAGCGCCTGCTTTGCCCGCGCTGGCCCGGGTGACGATGCCATCTGGCAGCGTGGTGCCCGCGCCTACGGTGAAGTGGGTGTTTTGAATGCGGGCAATGCGGGTAGCCAGCCGGTCGATGACGTAGCTGATGACGTCGATGGCGCTGTCTTGGATCAGCTCCGAAGGCAATGTGATTTTGTTGGATGTGTAGTAGAACGGGTTAAGGCCAACCGTGCCGAAGGTCACATCAGCAACGTTGACTCCGGTGTTTTGACCGACGATGGCACCCACATCAGATGTGCCGTCGCTTGTAGGCCAGTTCATATTGACGCCAGTGATGGTAGGCAAGATGGTGGCCACCTCACGCATACCGCCATAGGCCTTGAGTTTGTCGATGACCATGCTGGCGATCTCGGCCGGCACGGTGTAGCCGCCTTCCGCAGCGGTGGTGGTGGACATGGCGTTGCGGATGGCAATGGCTTGCTCGGCGTTGACGTTGTTGCCCAGGCGCAGGTAGAGGGCTACGGCGTCGCGCACGCTGATGCTGCCGTCGTCTTGCTTTTTGCCGTCGCCAGCGCCACCACCGGCAGGGTCTTTGAAGAAGACGTCGGCCTCCAGGTTGCGCAAGCGCTCGATGGCGGCAATTTGATTTTTGGCGCGGGCGATTTCATCGGCCAGGTTGTCAAACTGGGTTTGCTCTTCTGCAGTCCAGGTTTGGTCACCTTTTTCAGCGATGAGGTGGTTGGCTTGTTTTGCGAGGTTGGCAATTTTCTCGCGCAGGGCTTGGATGTTTTTCATGACAGTCTTTCAAAAAATAAAAAAGGGCCCGAAGGCCCCCAAGGGATGCGAGGCGTCCGGCCTGGCGCGGTTTGGGTTGCGCGAGAAGCGCTACACAAGGGTTACCAGGCGCAGCGCGTTGCGGTTGGTTTGCGCGGTGCCTGTGGGTTCGGGTTTTTTGGGTGGATCAGAAGGCGCAGCGGGTGCAGCAAGTTGCTGCGGCACTTTGCCGTAGGCAGCCAGGTTCCAGGTGTTTTGCGTGGCAGTGCTTGCGGTGGGGGCCAGGCGGTCGGCAAAACCGTTGGCGACGGCTTCGTCACCGGTGAACCACGTTTCGGCTTCCATCCAAGCGGCAAGCGCGGAGGCGTCTTTCTTGGTTTTGGTGACGTAGTCTTGGATGATGGTGTCTTCGACTTTTTGCAGCAGGTCTGCAGTTTTGCGCATGTCGGCTTTGTCGCCCCAGACTATGGCGCTGGCGTTGTGGATCATGAAAAAAGCGCCTTGCGCAATTTCGACCTCATTGGCTGCAATGGCAATGCTGCTGGCGGCGCTGGCGGCCAAGCTGTCCACATGCGCAATGGTGTTGCCGGGGAAGCGCTTGATGGCTTCGACAATGGCGCGACCTTCAAACACGTCACCGCCGGGCGAATTGATGCGCAGATGCACGGTAGGCACATCGGCAACGTCGGCCAGGGCCTGAATGACTGCCTTGGCGCTGATCCCCCAGTACGGATCGATGATGTCGTAGAGGTAGATGGTGGCTTCGGTGGCGCTGTTGCGCACCAGGTTGCAGGGCTGCTTGGTGCGGCTGGCGTTGTCGCGCAGAAGTTGAATGATGTTCATGGTTGGTTGGGGCTGCTGGTTGCTTGGGCGTCGCGAGGGTCGTAAATCTCAGCGGACTTGCCACCTTTGGGTGCAAGGCCTTTGCTTTTGCGAATCTCATCCACGCTCATCCAGCCCTGGCCGGTGCCCGGGCCACCCAGCGCGGCGCGGTTGTATTCGCTTTGGGCTTTGAGGTCGCCTTCAATCAGCGCCTCGCGGTCAAAGCGAACGAAGCGGCCCACGTCGCGCGGAAAGAGTTTGCGGTTGAGCTCTTGCTCGATTCGCTTGAGGTGCGGTTGCAGGGTGTAGGTGACAAAGCCACGCGACATGCTCTCAATACCGCTGCCCCAACTGGTGCTGGCCGTAGTCTCACCGATCATGTGCGGGGGTACGCCAAAGGCACGGGCAATGTCGATGACCTGGAATTTGCGGGCTTCGAGCAGCTGCGCGTCTTCGGCGTTGAGGCTGATCTCTTTCGCATCCAGGCCTTCGGTCAGCACCATGGGCAGGCGGTGGGCATTTTCCACACCGGCATATTTGTTGGCAAAGGCGGCCTGAAGTGTTTTGACTTGTTCGTCATTCATCCTGCCGGTGGTTTTGAGGATGATGGACGGGTGCGCCCCATTTTGAAAAAACCGGCCCGAGTATTCGTCCATGGCCATGGCGTTGCCCACGGCGTTGCGGGCGGCGTAGCTGATGACGGACATGCTTTTCAGGCCATCAAAGCCGAAGCCTGGGAAATGCAATATTTCTTCCGGCGTGACCCAGGTGCTGATGCTCCTGTAGTTGATGTAGTAGCGCACGCTGCCGTCTGTCTGCAGCTGGGGATGTACCGATGACCATGGCAGCGGCAGTAGCTGACGGATGGTGTTGTTGGGGTTGCGGATGATCCAGGTGTAGCCGTCACCGCGCAGCAGCTGGTTGACGCTGACGCCCTCCCAATGGCTGGCGGCGGTGTATTGCGGGCTGGGCTGTTCGTTGAGCTTGTACCAGAGGTCGTCGCGTGGCAATTTGACGGGCGTTTCACCGTCTG